GGGAGAAGGCACCACAAACCTTGCACCCCCCCCCGCGGATGTCCAGTCTATGCACGTCCGCCCAACTTATCCCCTGGCACCCCTATCTCGCTGGAGCATTGCCACATGCATGGCTGCTTAGCGCCGGGTTCGCACCCCGCGTGGTCAGCAAGTTCGTCTTAGGGATGCTAGAAGTAGGCAACAGCGCTAAAACAGTCGCATGCCTCGCAATCACCACAGCTTCTTGGGTTTTTATTAAGAAGCGGTTTATCGACGCCTGGTCGCCCGTGATGCAATCATCATGGGTTGACTGGTGGTATCCACCGAAAACCCTCACCCACGAAGTGTCAAGTGCAGACGGCAGAGTCGAAAAGACGGCCAACGAGTTCAAAGACATCTTCACCATGAAGAGCTTCATGCTCGATCGCGCCTATCTTGCCGAAGACAATCAACACAAGTACGCCGCACGTAGGCGATTGGCCGCCGTCAAAATGGCACAAGCCATCGCCAAGAGAATCGGGAAACCCATCCACGACGACCAAATGTCGAGACGATCGTCAAAACAGGGTCTCGCCGGCACCCGGACTCTGATGTGTGCCAAAGACGCATGCTCATACGTGGCGGAGGACTTGAAATTCGAGAGAGTCCAACCTGGATCGATCGTGACACATATCGACACGTTCACCCACAAGGACCTCCGTGACGCGAACAACACCCTCTCCGATGGAAACATTCACTTCATCTACACCTGGAACCCTGAAAGCGTTGCAGGCAAGTCCGACGAAATCAATTTTCGTTACGACGAGGAGGGCAACTTCATCACCGACGTTGAAGGATCCGACCCATACTGTGATCAACTGTGGGACTTTGAAGGCGACTGCCTCGTGACCTATCGTTACGAGCCAGCAGCCGGTTACATAACATCCTTCTTCCTCACTGCCAGCTACTCCGTCTTCTGCTACAATCTATTCGCTAACGGCGTCAAAGCATTATCCAACGCAGGGCCGCTCAAATTGATGGGCGGCCTGCTTTCCCTGGCACTG